CCATTTTATAGGATCTATATATTCAAAACATTAAATATAAATTGAGGTAAAAGTCTATATATCTACAATAAGACCGACATAATATAAAAATATATAATATATAATACGCGCGCACGCACGCACGCGCATGTAATACTTTTTAGTAAGAAAAATTAGAAAATATTTATTTTATTTTTTATTAATCTTGAAAATTTAATATTTTTAAGTTAACTAAATAATATTCTGTAGAATTTCATAAAATATGCATTATTTATAGTGTTTTAAACAGTTTTTCTATCATAAACAATCAATTTATGAACAATTTTTACAGTTATATATTAAACCCTTTAATAAGTTTTTTGTAAAATATTAATCAAAATTAAAATCAACAAATTCAATATCAATATTATCGGTTTTTAATTCATTTCTAATATTAGAGACATAATATCGATTAATAAAATTAAAGTCATTAACAATATATTTATATTTATCTATTTTTTTGTTAGGATAGATTTCATATAAATAACAACATTTATTAAGATCATTAAAACCATATAATGCAGATTCTTTCAATGATAAATTAAATTTATTATCTTTTATTTTAAGATGTTTTTCTATATTTTGTTTTGGCAAGATATCAAGTAATGCCATCCATTTATCAGAATATCCAATAACATTATCGGATATTAGATTTAATTTATCTTCAAAACGTTTATAACTTGCAATATAGACTGGTTTAATATCTTTATTATTATTAGTATTAATTTTAAATTCAATAAATTTTATTATTTGTTCATATGTTTTTAATTTATAATCTTTCATAATATATGATTCTCTTAGTGTTTCTCTTTGTGATTTTATAATATCTCTATCTAAATATTTTAATGGAAATTTACCACTAATAATATCATCTTTATAATTTTCAATATTATATTCTAATACACATGATACATAAATATCGATATTAGTATTTAAAAATATTTTTTCTCCAATATCAAAATTAAAATTAATTTTAATTCTATTATCAAGATAGAATGTTATTAAACCCAATAAAATAACAATATCATTTTTATGATGTTCCAATAATATATTTATTTCATCTAGTATTTTTTCTTTCCAATAATAACCTAATTTAGTTATATTATTTGGCATTTTAGATTTATTTAATAAGTTATATTCTTCACTAAATATTATTTTTTTAGAAATATCATCAATATCTATAATGAAAACATTAGATATATTTTTTACATCATTTATAAAATTTACTTTTAATTTATTACAAATTCCAACAATATGACATATTATCATATAATATATTATAATATATTATAATAATGCGATAAAATAATTATTTCTAACAATATTATATATGTCAAGAAATATAAAATTATTAAAAAACCTATTTTTAAAAAATCAATATGGGGGTGATTCAAATAAATTAAGTGATACAAATACAATATTATTAATTATTTTAGTTGTTATTGTTATATTCTTTATATATATGTATTTTAATAATAAGATGAATATAAATATTGCTGTAAATACAAATCCTGAAGAAAAATATAATAATAGTTATAATAATACAAATAATACAAATAATAGAAATAATGAACAAAATGATTCAGATTCAGATTCAAATGTTATAATTAATGATTATCATACTACACATCCAAGAGTTGTAAATACATTACCAATATTAAGAGATTATGATTATAGAACATATAATGATCCATTAACTCCACCATATAAACGTGATGATTATATGATTCCAGCACATATAGTTGATCCAATAAATTTTGCTATGTATACTAGAGGAGTACCCCCAGTATTTAAAAAGATGGGTTATCTTATTGATGATAATGCTACTGATGACAAATATAAATTTTTAAATTTAATGGGTCGGCAAAAATATTATAATTCAAATGAATATGAATATTATATTGTTAGTACTGATAGAAATGAAAATATAAAATTTGATTTAGGTAAAAAATATAGAAAAGAATTATATTCTGGTGATAAAGTAAAAGTTCCACAATTAAATGATAAAGAATATACAGTTAATATTGATAAGAATTTAGATTATGAATATAATCCATTTATTATTTAGTTAACTTTATTATGTAAATCATATCATACTTCATCTAAAAGATAAACATAATTTACAATTTCGTATGTTTCTTTTTGATCTTTATCATATGTATATTTTGGATATAAAATATTAACATATTTATCTTCAATAATTTCTGGATTACTAAAAAATTTATATTTGAATATCAGAGGTTTTTTTGCTAAATATGATGCAATTGCACAATGTAAATCTAATTGTGCATTATTAGTTATTCTAAATCTAGATGTTACTAATTCAGTTTTTAAAAATATTGAATTAGAATTTAATTCTACACCATAATATAAAATTTTTCTAATAATATTTGTTTCATTTTTATTAAAATATGGAATTGTCCAGGCCCATGACCATATATTAGATTTTTTATCATACATTCCTATTCTTTCAAATTTATATGAAAATAATAATTTTAAATTTTTATCATAGAATGATAATATACTATGTTCTAAATCATTTTGTTTACGGTCTAATGATATATACACAACATTGATAAATTTATCCATATTTTTTTCATTGTTTTTATCATAATATTCAAAAGCATTATTTACTAATGTTATATCTGTATTGTTTATTAATTCATTATTTGATTTAGTATCAGTTTCTGAATCTTTTATAACTTTAAATTTATCCATATATATAAGTGACTATAATATAATTAACTATAATATAATTAAATAAATGGAACATTTTCTTGTTTTTTATTCATAATATCTTTTATAGACACTGCATTAATAACACCTTTAAATTCTCTGTTTTTAGATTCTTTTTTTTCAAACATATCTTTTTTTGAACATCTATATAATGGTGGAAAACCTCCATTAGATTTATTATTATCACTCATATATTATATTAAAATATAATTTTAAATTCATTAGAATTATTTGAATCAGAATTAGAAACAGAATTAGAATCAGAATCAGAATTAGAATCAGAATTAGAATCAGATTTAGAATCAGATCCTGATTCAGAATCAGAATTATTCATATATTCTTTAACAAATTTTGCAAGATGATAAACATTACAACATTTACCACCACTTTCGCATGTATTTTTTACAAATTCATTTGATTCAATATCACCAATATAATTATCATATAAAATTTTACTAATTTGTGTTTTTCTTTTATTAAAATAAAAATTTATATATAAATTTTTGCCCCCATTAAGTGAACATACATATCCTTTCCAAATACAACATTTATCAGAAAAAATTGAGGAGTCGGTATATTTTAAAATTCTCGTCATATCGCCATACTGTAATTTTCGTTTAGTCGGTATATTTTTTCGCTGATTATCAACTAATTCATCAAGTAAAATTCGATTAAATACCATATATATATTAAATAAATAAAATAAATAAATGATTTATTTAAAATATAATATTTCAATATCGTCGGGTATTCTATCTCCGGTATAAAATATATATCTAATATTAATATATTTTGTTCTTAATTTTGGATCAATATATTTTTTTATATCTTCTTTAGAATATAATTCATCATTATCTAGATATTTTATACCATTATCAAAAACGTATAATGGTTTATTCATATCATTATATATGATAATAGGAATATTATTAATTTTACTTAAAATATATAATTCGGGAATTGTATTAGTTTTATATGATGTAGAATTTCCTAATTTAATTGCATAATCAGAGATTGTATATGATTTTTTAAGATTCATATATGGTATTATTTCTTTTAATGTAGTATTATTTTTTTTATTTACTATCCATTCAATAATTAAACCTTTAAAATAATTAGTTAATTCGGTTTGAGAAGGTGAATAATAACCTAAATTTTTAATTTCTGGATCGTTGTATTCATTTTTTATCCAATAATAACCATTAACATAACTTCTCAATATAGTTAAATTATTATTAATAATTTTCTGGACATAATATTCTTTCATATCTAAAATTGGGAAATCTTGATTTAATTGTTGATAATTTGATTCAATAATCCCTTTTAATTTGCGTTTACCAATAATTGGAATATTTTCAGAACCAAAAATATCACCTAATACTTTTTTAATATTACTACCAGTACTTCTTATAATTTTTTGACCGTCCCGTAATGTATATTTACTATAATCAACAATATTAGATACATAATAATTTTCTATTCTTAATATTTCAAATGCTTTACTTTCATTTTGTGCTAATTCATTACTAATTTTATTAATAAATTTAATAATCAAAGATTTAGTTAAAGACATATAACATCCTGTTCTTGTCCAACGACAATGAACATTATTATTACATTCATCTTTATTCTTATGATATGTGCATGCTTCTCTATTATTATTTATATTATATGATTTAAAATCGGGATCATTTTTAGATATATATAATAATTTATCATATTTACCACCTTTTTGTACAATATCTTCTTCACTTGCAGCAGTTTCATCAACATCGATATCTGTTTCTGCATCAATTTGTACATTTTGTTTCTCTATATTTTTTTTATATTTATCATATAATTGTCTATCAACTAATTTATATAAAATTAATCTAATATTATCAGTTTTATCATTTATTGTATATTTTTTATTTTCGATAATTTTAATGATTTTATTTTTTAAACTTTGGTTTTCAAATTTATTTATATAATTACTTACTTCTAATCTAAATAATTCATAAGATTCTGTATTATATAAATCTTTATTAACACTTTCTATACGCTCATCAATTTTAATATTTGTTTTTCTTTTGACAATATCATTATCTATTTTATCAATTAAAGGTTGATTTTCATATTTTAATCCTAATTTCTCAATTTCATTAATTTTAATTTTTTCTGGTATAATTGGTATTACATCAAATGTTTTTAATACAATTGTTATGATATTTATTTCGTCTTTTGTAATAGTATCATAATGTACACCATATGGTTTAACATCAATATCACCTTTACTAATATTATATATTTCATTTAATTCATCAAATGTTTCTTTAAAGGATTTAATATATTTTTCTACAGATTTGACAATTTGAATATTATATATAGAACCGGATGGTCTAGTAGGAATTAATGTATTATTATCGGTTACAAAGAATTTGCATTTATTTCTGGTATCAATTACTTGATATTTAATTGAATATTTTTTAACATTTAATTTATTAAGATTGAATAAAATTTCACGAGCTGATTTTAAAGAATCTCTATAAATAATTGAATCTAATAATGTACCTTTACAATTTTTCATATAAAATTCAGATATATGGTGCATAACATTATTTTTATCATTCACGTATTTAAATATTTTATTAATTTTAATTGTTTTATCAGATTCATCTTTTTTAGTAACTTCTACAATAGGATAATAATTTTTACCATCACGTAATAATATAATATTTTCTCTATCTTGAGAAGTTATGGCAAAATAATCTTCAATATTGCCACACATTAATTCAAAATCTTCTTTTACTCTTTCTCTTTCAAATGTTTTACTAATAATTATAGTCTTTTTATTAAAAACAATTATATTCATACCATGTTTAAATAATGTATTTGGTAAACATAAAAGATTATTCATTAAATCAAAGTCTAATACTGGATTTGATTTTATAAGCCCAATAAAATTATATTTTACTCCATAATGACTTTTAATATCACCATTATTTAAGGATGTATATAACTGTTCTGTAAAATCTTTTTCTAAAACATTTATTAATTTCTTTTTAATATCATCAACACTCATATTTAAACAAGAACCAACAGCATTAAGAAATTGATATTTTTCTTGATTTGAACCATATTTAAAAAAATATCCATTTTTTGTTTTTTGTAAATAATGCTGTTTAATATATTTATCTCTATCTAACATTACATTAAAATAAAAATCTAAATAATTAGGTAATAAACCAAAACGTCCATCTTGAATTTTATTTGTATCTTGTAAAATATATAACATTTCTAATAGATTTTTATCTTCTTCAACTTTTGTAGTTTCATCCTGTTTAGTTTCTACACCGGTACAAGTTTTATAAAAATTTAATTTATTTTTATTTTTACTTGCTCCTGGATCTTTTTTGAAACAACAAGGCATGCAATGTCCAAAAGGATTTCTACATTTAGTTAAAAATCCAACATAAAAATGTTCACCATTATCTTCCGGATCGCATGCATAATGTATTTCATTACCAGTTGGATTACCTTCTTTATCAAAATCAGCAAATTTTAATGTTTTTAATAATACTTCTGTTTTTTTAGATGATTTTCCATTCTTTACAAGAACACGTCTTTCATAATCTCCTGTTTTTTTATTTAATTTATATCCTTTCTTCAAAAGTTCTGCCATATTAGATGGATTATATTGTTGTGGTCTACGTTTTTTACCCTCGCCACTATTTTGGCAACATCTAGACCATTGATTTTGTCCTTCTTCTGGTTTATAACCGATACGCTCTTTATCTGATTTAGCCATTTGTTTTATTTCTTTAATTGTTTCACTATATTCAACAAATTCCATAACCTTGTTACGACGTTTCGCAATTTTTGTTAGACTTTTAAGTTTTTCTTTTAATTCTTGTCTTTCTGGTTTTTTAAGTAAATATGTTTCAACATATAAAAATAATAATATATTCATAAATTGTATCATATGTTCTAATTGTTCCTTATCGCGCGCACCCGATATACGAATTTTATATTTATCTCTTTGTTTACCTTGAATACTAATATCAATACCAGGAGATTTATATTTAGGTGATACCTCTAATTTTTTAAGAACTTTTCGTGATTTTTTAAGATTTGGATATCTTTGTTTAATTTTTTGGACTTCTTCTTCGGCTTTTTCAAGAGTAATATTAAATTGTTTACTAATTTCATCAATTAATGTTGTATCAGTAATTTCATAATTTCGTAAGAAATATAATATACGTTGTTCAATTCTAACTTGATTATCATATTTTGTAACACGTTTGTATTTTAAATATGTACCAAATTTACTAACATCAGTATCTTTATCTAATTTTGATTGACGTTTTCTTGGATCAATTACAAGAGCGATATATGGATAAAAATAACGTGAAAATTCTGATAAATCATTATGGTCGATTACATATTTTTCTGGAAATTCAAATTGTTGTACAGTATTTATAAAAGCGTATTTAAATTCAGAATCTTCAGGATCTTCAAAATTATGACGATTTTTTTCAGAATTTAGTTTTTTAATTAATTCTCTAACATATTTGTAAGTACCTTTAATATCATCAATTACAGCAAGATCTTCTTCTTTAAAAACAATTTTATACTCTAATCTACCATTTTCATTAATAGTAATACTCATAAAGCGTTCACCAAATTTATCTTTAATTTTAAATTTTATAGTAATACCAGAAGTAGTATTTTCAAACCATTTTGAAATAATATCAGAATTTTCAGATATTTCCATAAATTTATTAACTTCTTTATCATTAAATTTATAAACAACATTACCATCGATAGTTTGATATAAAATAAATGGAAACTTATCATCAACAATAAATTCATTAAATATTCTATATAAATCTATTTTACTTGATTCGTTTTTTTGTCTTAATTTAAGATTAATAAATGATAAAATTACATATGTTTGTTTAAATCCTTTTTTATATTCATTACCATTTTTAATATTCTCAACTAAAGTCATAATTTCATTTTCAATAATTAGATCATTTGACAAAATTTCATATACATTTGTCATACGTGTAGTTTCAATTTTATCAGAATTTAACTTATTAAGAAAATCAATAATATTTTTAATTTCATCTGTTCTAACTCTTGGGAAATATAATTTTAAATATGAATCTGATAAATTTTTAATGTTTTCTACATTATCAACGTAATCTAGACCAAACTCATTATACAAATCTATCATATATATTTCATTATTTTGTATAAAATCATCATAATCATATAAAATATTATTGTCGTCTTCTTCTCGTCTAATCTTTGATGTATATCGTTTTAAGTTATCACGTAAATTCTTTAAATTACCAACTAATTCTTCATATAAACGTAAATTATTATTTGGTTCTATATCTATTGATAAAATTTCATTTCTTCTTAGCCATTTTTGACCCAACATAATTTTTTCTACTTTATTATTAAAATAATATTCAGTCCAAATATATTGTCTAGATGGTAATACATAGTGTTGTTTAAATTTATTACTTAATTTTAATGATATACATATTTTATCTTTAATAATTTTTATTGTATCATCTTTAAAAATATATTGCGATGTAACATATAATTTTTTATAAATATCTTTTAATGATTCATCATATATATTATTTTGTTTAGATTCATCAAAATCAAGCATACTATTTTCTTGTTTTTCAAATATTTTATTATCTTTTAATGCTTCTTTAATTAAATCTGATGTTTTTGTAACATTATCATCATGTTTAACATCATTATCTTTATATATTTTTTCAATTTCATTTAAATCAACTTCTTCATCCTCTGTTAATTCACTAGATTCAATTTTATCTGTATCATTTTCAGCATCATTTTCAGCATCATTATCTTCTTCTTTTTTAATAGGATGTTCAACATCAACATCAACATCGACATTATCATCATCATCTTTATTATGATATATTTCTGTATCATCTTGATCATCATCAACATGATCATCATCGTAACCTCCTGAAAAATCACTTAATGTTTTTATATCTTCACTTAATAAATTATTAAAACCACTTTCCATATTAAACTCTTCTACTTTTTTAGCGCCTCCTGATTGTTTATTTTTAATTCCAAATAATTTATTTAAGTCTAATTTTTTTGTTGTAGTATAATCATTAAAATCATCCATATCCGATCCAGTAGCAAGTTCTTTTGGTTTTTTTTTATTTTTTCTTTCTAATTCATATTTTATAATAGATTCATATGAATAGATAAGTTTACGTTCAATTAATGTATGTCCAGCAATATGTAAATCATACCATTTTTGAGAATATTTTTGTATTAATTCATTTTTTAATACTGATGATTCTGTAATTTGTAGTATAGAATTATTTAGATGATAAAAATTAAAGAATTTAGTATACCATTTTTCCCCATATATTTTTTCTAATTGCGAATATTCATCTTTTGTTAAGTTTATCATAGAATCATAGAATGATAGATCTTTTATTTTTTCAAGAATTTTCATAATAGGTTTTGATACAGTACCTAGAAAAATATAGATAGAATATTGTGTTTTTCGATTATTATTTTTATATTTCCATATTAGTTTCATTGGATCATTCATATTTAAATATATATATTATATTATAAATAAAATTATAATATAATTAACAAATATAATTAACAAATATAATTAACAAATATAATTAACAAATATAATTAAATAATAGAATCTGTTATATGCATTCCACAATATTCTTCTGGTTTGTTATTAAAATCTATTTTATTATATAAATTTAATTCAATTGCTACTCCAGTTAAAAATGCAAAAACACGTTTAAATTGTGGCCCGTGACCTTTAAATTCTGGTTCATAAAAAGGTGAAGCAATATGAGATATTTCATGCAATACAACATAAAATATAAGATTTGTGTCGTGAAATGAATCAGGATTTTTTTTAGAACGTAAACACAAGACTAATTCTTCACCTTTGTTAATACTATAACTTGTATCTTTATTTTTATTTGGATTTTCAGATATATTCACATTATAAATTTTATCTTCTAAACGTTCTATATTTATTTTATAGTCTTTATATTTATCATTTTTATGAAGTGAAAGATAATTTATTAATATAATAATATTATTTTTTATAGAAGCCAACATATTACACGCAATTTGTTTATCGTGTAAATCACGTACTAAATAAAATTTATTATCTATATCAGATTTTAAATAAGTCATTTTTGCATATGATATTTTAAAAAATAATATAAATATTACAAATAATATTATTATCAAATATAAGAGTCTCATATAATATATAATAAAAAATTTATTTTCTAGAGAATTTATATATTATGGGTAATTGCGAAAGTACAGGAAATCCTAAACCAAATCCTACACATAATCCACCAAAAGGTGTAGATTTATATAAATTAATGAAAGGTGGTTCATATTTTAATGAACAAAATACCATTAATTTTTCTCGTAAAGATCTTGAAAATACATTATCAGATCAAAGTATTCTTAACATTATGCATGGCGGTGGCGAAAAATTAAAACATTATCCAAACCGTGATAGATATTCTAAATATGAAACTCAACAAATTAAAAATAATAATCAAAATCTTTGGGGCGGACATCAATTATCTACTGTTTCTGATCAAGAAATGCAAACATTACGTAATTTAATTACACAAAATGGCGGATGTGGAAGCGGTACTCCACAAAATCATCAAAATGGTGGATGTGGTTGTGGTTCTCCACAACTTCATCAAGTTGGTGGATGTGGATGTGGTGAGAATTCAGTATTAAATGGTGGTTTCAATAATAATGCTAGTATTATTGCTAATAATAATTTAAATGGATCGGCAACATCAAGCTTTATGCCAAACACAGCTGCTGATTTATCCGCAACATCTTATAATTCTGTTGGTGGATCTGCTAAAAATGGATCAGTGACATCAAGTTTTATGCCAAATACATCTGCTGATTTATCCGCAACATCTTATAATTCTGTTGGTGGATCTGCTAAAAATGGATCAGTGACATCAAGTTTTATGCCAAACACAGCTGCTGATTTATCCGCAACATCTTATAATTCTGTTGGTGG